ATCAATCTTAGTCAACTAAGATGGTATAATATCTATATATGGACATTGAATTAGCAGATCATTATGATCGCATGAATAAGGTAGTCTCAGAACTACTTAAGGGTAATAACCCCACCCAGATTGCCACCCTAACGGGCTTTAAACGGGCAGAGGTCTTAGAGTATATAGAAGAGTGGAAGCAGGTCGTCAGAAGCGATTCTGGGGCTCGTGAGAGGGCTAAGGAAGCCATCTCTGGAGCAGACCAACACTATGCTATGCTCATTAAAGAGGCCTGGAAGACCGTAGAGGACGCAGACGGCGCAGGACAATTAAATGTAAAGGCTACAGCCTTAAAGCTAATTGCAGATATTGAAGGTAAGCGTATAGGCATGCTTCAAGAAGTTGGTCTATTAGATAACGCAGAACTTGCTACTCAATTGGCGGAAACAGAGCGGAAGCAAGATATCCTTGTAAAGATTTTAAAAGAAGTAACTGCAACCTGTCCTAAATGTAAAATGGAAGTTGCAAAACGACTATCTCAAATTACTGGAATAGTTGAACCAGTCGTAATAGATGCAGAGCAGGTAAGTGGATCTTAATTTCAATGATCTGATAGACATACTCGATGGCGAAGAATTTGATGAGAGGCCAGTCGATCTACAGACGTTTGTAACAAGTCCAGACTATCTTGGATTACCACCGCTTTCAGATAATCAATATACCCTAATCGAAAAGTCTTCTCAAATTTATAAAGAGTCTACTCTAATTAAATTATTTGGTGAAGAAGAAGGTCAGCGTAGATTTAAACAAACTTGTAATGAGGTTATTGCACAATTAGGAAAGGGTAGCGGTAAGGATTACTGTTCTACTATCTCAGTATCATATATAGTATATTTACTATTGTGCCTTAAAGACCCAGCAACATATTATGGTAAGCCTCCTGGAGATACAATTGATATTATTAATATTGCTGTTAACGCACAGCAGGCTAACAATGTTTTCTTCAAAGGATTTAAAACACGTATAGATAGATCTCCATGGTTTATTGGAAAGTATGATCCAAAAGCTTCTGAAGTTAGATTCAATAAGAATGTTAACGTATATTCAGGTCACTCTGAGCGTGAGGCATTCGAAGGTTATAACGTAATTGCAGTCATTCTTGACGAAATCTCAGGCTTTGCTACAGAAAATACTACTGGTCATGACCAAGCTAAGACGGCAGACGCTATATATGACATGTATCGTGGATCTGTTGTATCTCGTTTCCCAGACTACGGTAAGGTTATTCTGCTTTCATTCCCCCGCTTTAAGAATGACCCTATTCAAAAATTCTATGACTCTGTGGTGGCGGAGAAAGAAACTATTATTAGAAGCAAGACAATGAAGATGGATGATAACCTTCCAGACGGAACAGAGGGAAATGAGATAACAGTTGAATGGGAAGAAGACCACATCATATCTTATACTATACCTAAAGTCTATGCCTTGAAGCGTCCTACATGGGAGATTAATCCAACTAAAACAATTGAGAATTTTAAGGTAGAGTTCTATAAGAATATGCCAGATGCTCTTAGTCGTTTTGCTTGCATGCCACCAGAAGCAGTAGACGCATTCTTTAAATCTCGTGAAAAGATTGAAAAGGCATTTGGTAATATGGCTCTAGCAATTGACTCATTCGGCAGACTTGAGCCATGGTTTGCGCCAGATCCAGATAAAGAATATTTTTTACATGTTGACTTAGCGCAAAAACATGACCATTGTGCAGTAGCCATGTCTCATGTTAATAAATGGGTTAACGTAAAAGTAACAGATACATACTCTCAGGCTGCTCCAATTGTAGAAGTAGATGCAGTTAGATATTGGACTCCTACTGCAGATAAGTCTGTAGACTTTACAGAAGTTAAAGATTATATATTAAGTTTAAGATCTGCTGGATTCAATATCCGTGTCTGCACGTTTGATCGATGGAATTCACATGACATGATGCAGCAATTAAAACAATATGGAATTAATACAGAAACATTGTCAGTAGCAAAGAAGCATTATGATGACATGGCTATGGTTGTATTAGAGGAAAGATTAACTGGACCACACATACCTTTGCTAATCGATGAATTGCTTCAATTAAAAATTATGAGAGACAGAGTTGATCACCCACGTAAAGGTTCCAAAGACTTGGCAGATGCCGTATGTGGATCTATTTATAATGCTATTAGCCGAACAAGGACTGATAGTATAGGAGAAATAGAAGTTCATACCTACGATAGTTTGAAGCGAGATAACGAACCAGAGTATGGTAGAAGAATGAATGTTATTGATCCTCCCCCTATGCCTAAACATTTAGCAGACGTAATAGAAGGAATGGAAATATTATGAGTATATATCAAGATAAAGCTAAGGAATGTAAGTGCTGTGGAAAACACGTTCCACTTCCTACAACCCTAAAGGAGTATAATGGTACTATGCTCTGCCCCACGACGTTTTCAAATGTTGTGGAATATAAAAGAATATGGAAGGCTTCTGGATCTAGACCACCTGGAAGTATTAGAAAACACTTCTCTGATTATGTACAACAATTAGTTGAAGTAACCATTGACAAGAACGATGATGGCACAATACAATAGACTATTGGCAACAGTAGCCAAGTTGGTTAAGGCCCCGAACTCATAATTCGGTTATCGTCAGTTCAAGTCTGACCTGTTGCACGGGAGGCAAGATGGAAGATTACGAAGATTCAGATGACGCCAGAATGGCACACTATCTTGAGATAGGTGCAATAGAACTTGCTGGCGTAGATGAAAATGGAGAAATGATATTTGCTATAAACGAAATAGCAGAAGAAATAGCTCCTGAATTATGGCAGGCTCATATGAACTATGTAGATAAAAATTTAGTTGAGCTATACGAAGAAGGATATATTCAGGTTGAATATGATGAGAATCTAGAGGCCATGATAAGTTTAAGTAAAGAAGGTTTACAAATTGCAAAAGAAAGAGGGATACTTCCAATAGATATGGAATTAGATATCCCTAATGACTAGGAGGAAACATGCCATATAACGTAAAGCAAGGCGCAGCGGGTTGCAAAGGCTGGGCGGTTGTAAATGATAAGGGAGAACTGAAAGGTTGTCACCCATCAAAATCAAGAGCAGCGGCACATCAAAGAGCCCTATATGCAGCCACAGCAAATGAAGAAAAAATGAAGGATAAAAAGCGTATCTTGTAATCTAAAAAACACTTTGATATAATATATGTGGGTCGCCAACAGGGGCCCACATATTAATTTATTCGCTTGAAGGAGGAATAAAATGGTAACAACATTTGCTATGGATCTATTCAGAGATCCATTTTTTATTGGCTTCAACCGTGAAGTAGAAAGACTAAATAATATCCATCGTGAGGCTACGGCCCAGTCTTTCCCGCCATATAATATTGTCAAGGTAAACGATGACTCATATCGTGTATCTTTGGCAGTGGCAGGATTTGATAAGAAGGATATTGAGGTATCAGTAGATAATCAAACTCTTATTGTTAAGGGTGAAGTTACTACAGAAGATACTGGAGAAATTCTTCACAAAGGAATTGCTGCCCGTAAATTCACACGCACATTTGCGCTTGGTGAATATATGGAAGTAGTTGGAGCCGAATTCAAGAACGGTATGCTACATATTGATGTAGATCGTATTGTTCCTGAAGACAAAAAGCCAAAAACAATCAAAATTAAATAAGGTATAATAGAGATCTGCACCCCGTCACTGGGGAGTCGCAGATGCGGGCATAGTTGCCTAGGATACACCTGAGCATGTGTATAAACTGCTCATCTAACTTTAGGAGAAGAATGCCAAACTATGATTATAAGTGTGTGATTTGTAACTACACAAAGGAAATACCAAAACCATTCTCACAAGCAGATATGGTTGAACTTTGCGAAAAATGCGGTGCTGCAATGGTTAAACAGTTTGGTACATTTGGCATTCAGTTTAAAGGTAACGGCTTCTACAAAACAGATAACGCTAAGTAGTCCAATGATATAATTAACTAAGCAAACAAAGTGTTTGTTTAGGAGTTATAGTTGACTAGGACTAAGTTATGGAGATTATCTTTAGCCGCCATTTTAGGGTTTGGTTGGCTATTTCTCACACCCGCTTCCTATAGTGATGATCCATTAAGTATAGCCGCTCAAGAGATAGCAGAATTAAATGAAAAAGTCGGCAAACTTAATGAAGAGCAGGCTACACAAGATTTAATAGATATAGCAGAATCTAAGTATGACGCAGCAGTTGCTGCAAAGACAAATAGAGATAACAAAATAGCTGCTTATGATGCTGCAGTTCAGGCAGAAGCAACAGCCTTATCTGAAAAAACAGCAGCACAAAATGCAGTAGATGGTCAAACCGTAACAGTTGCTACTGCTTTAACAAATAAAAACAATGCTCAGGATCAATTAGATATAGCACAAATCAATTTAAATACTGCAAACTCTAATTTGCAAACTGCACAATCTGCAGTTCAAAATTCTGGCGGAGCAGGATTACAATATACTGTATATAGTTTAATTAGAACATCACAAGGTGCTACTCCTAATCAAATTTTGTGTACTGGTACATGGAATTCAAACTCAATGCAATTGCCTGTTTGCGGTAATAGATATGAAAATTTTGTTGTTAAATTTACTGGTGTAATTACAGCTCCTTCTTGGTTCACATCAACATATTTTGCAGGATATACAGATGATGGTTTTAGAATGTATGTGAATGGTCAATTAGCTGTGAACAACTGGCGAGAGCAAGGCGCAACATGGAGCAACTATTCTCCAATATATGATGTTAGCGAAGATAAAACATTAGATGTAGAAATATGGTGGTATAACGGTGGAGGACCAGGATCCTATCATCTTGGATGGGCTATCCCTGGAGGATGGACTGGGGCAGGGTGTGACTATGCTGGAAATCCAAGAGTATGGGGACAAAATTTTAGTTGCAATCTTAATACATTTTCTTCTGGATCTGCTCCTACACAGCAACAAATAGATGCGTATAATGCTGCAGTAACCGCACAGGCGGCGGCGCAAACAGAATATAATAATAAGCTAGAAGTACGTAATGATAAATTATCTGTTTATAATTCTGCCGCTTCTACTTTAAATACATATAATCAAACTTTAACTACAAAGACTGCTACATATGATACTGCGGTTTCTAATACTGCCACCGCATTAACTAATAAGAATAATGCAATGACAGCTTACAATCAAGCAATTGTAGATATGAATGATGCAATAGATGATGCTTGGGATTCATATAATTCTACTTGGCAATTTGAAGAACAGCAACGAGTTGCCGCAGCTATTGCTGCTGCAATGGCAAATCAACCACAACCTACACCAAAACCAACAATTGCTCCTACGCCTGAGCCTTCTACAAAGCCATCACCTGAGCAAACTCAACCAGTCGATCCCACTCCAGAGCCAAGTTCTGATACCACAGATGAACCGAAGCCAGAACCAACTGTTGATCCAGAGCCCACTGTTGAGCCTTCACCAAAGCCTTCACCTCTGCCATCGGATATAGATCCAGAGCCAACTCCTGAACCAGAGCCAACTCCTGCTCAACCTTCTCCAAAACCATCACAAGCTAATACTATCACAGAAGAGACGGCAAACCTAATTGCAGATTTAACAAGCAAAGATACATTAACTAAATTAAGTCCAGAGCAAAAGGCGGCGGTAGCACAAGGTCTTGGAATTAAAACATCAGAATTAGCAAAGGTCGCAGTATTAGCAGCATCAGAACCAACAGTTGCAAAAGCCCTTGAAGAATTTGGTGATAGAATTAAAGAAAATGTAAATGCTCCAATGCCTTATACATTGGCAGATGCTACAACTGAAGTAGCCACAGAAGCATTTTTGGCAGATCCTATAGGAGCATTAACAAGTATAGATTTAGATAAATTATTTGATATTTCAAATTGGGGCTCAGATATGACTGATGACCAAAGAGAGAAGGCACAAGAAGTAATTGTGCCAGTAGTTATTGCAGCGAATATTGTGGCAGCAGCCATGACAAGGAGGACATAATGAAAATAATTAAAGGCTTTATAAATTGGATTTGGGAAGCCGTTAAGGAGAGTATAGCCCAAGTTTGGACCCTTCTTGGATTCTTTATTGCTTGGCTTACCCTTACAGGAACAGCCCAAGACGTAGTTGGAATAGCTACTATTTTAGCCACTATTATATGGCTTATTACAATACCACTTCGAAAAGAAGAAGACTAAATGCTATAATAGAGGCATGAGAAAAATCAAAGCCTCATTGGCAAGTTTGATGTTAGCCATTACCCTCACATCTTGTGGGTATCAAGGCAGCTATCGCTATCCTTGCCAAGATTCAGCAAATTGGGATAAGGTAGAATGCAATCCACCAATTTGTGAGCCAACAGGAACATGCTCAAAGGATCTAGTAGGAAAAACTACATGGGACGAATATCAGAAATCAAAGGTAAAGAATGGCTAAAGAAAGATTAACCCCTCAAGATCTAGATGCTAGATTAAAGTTTTTATTGGGTATTACATTAGGTTCAATTTTATTCCTTACAACTATTGGAATTTTGTACGGACTACTATTTGTTACGCAACCAGTTGGAGCACAATCAGAAAACGATAAAATGTTTTTCAATGTTTTAGGTAGCGTTGCAACATTTATTACAGGAACTTTGGCGGGTCTATTAATTGGACAATCAGGTGCTAAAGATATTATGAAGGCACAACTTGATAATAAAGAAATAGATGCAAAAAATACACAAGCAGATAAAAAGCTTGAATCAGAATTGGCAATTAACGAATTAAAGGCTGATGTAGAAGCAGATGCAGTTCGTGCACGTTTGGCTAATAAGCCAGATGGTGCAATGCCTGCAGAACAGCCAGTTGACACAGATTGGGATAAGAATTAATATGACAGACTTTCCAGTACCAGCAGAAACAGCGAAAGCACCTCATGGAAGTGCTGCTCGCTTAATTCAAGTTGCTAAGTCTCAGGTAGGATATATCGAGGGACCAAAAGACAACGAGACAAAATATGGAGCGTACACCAAGGCAAATTTCCAACCTTGGTGTGGAAGTTTTGTAATGTGGTGTGCAAACGAAGCAGGCGTCAAGATTCCAAACACAGTTTATACACCAGGTGGCGCAGCAGCGTTCAAGAAAGCTGGTGCTTGGATTGACGGAGATCTTGCTGATCCTGAGCCAGGAGATATTGCTTATTTTGATTTTCCCTCAGATGGCGTTGATCGCATATCTCATGTCGGAATTGTTATCGAAGATAATGAGGACGGGACAGTTTGGTGCATTGAAGGTAATACTACTGGAG